TGGGAAACCTGTTGGTCATTTTGGGTCAATGAAGATACTGTAATTAAGCACAGGCATAAAGGCGGTAGGTACGCAGGCTATAACAATGTCCAAGCTAGTTTTAGTAATATCTTTACAGGGCATACCCATGTATTGACTCTTAGCCCTATATCGACTTTTGACCAAAAAACCTACTGGGGTGTTCAGACAGGCACTTTAGCTGACATCAATGCGGATAGCTTCAGCTACACAGAAGATAACGCAAAGGACTGGCGGCAAGGGTTTGTCATGGCTTCGTGGGAGCGTGGTAGGCTTTTAATGCCTGAGATGATTCAAGTTTGCGGAGAAAACGAGGTAGAGTTTCGTGGTGAGATATTAGAAGTATGAAAATTACCCCTAAGATTATCGAACACATCTACAGTATGTTGTATTGCTGCGAGCCGTTTGCGTCTTGGGATTTACCTTTGCCTGAAGAAATCAAGTTTGTAGTGGATAGCGACTTTGATGCTATGGGTACATACCTATATGACGATGGTGAAAAACACGCCCATACCATTACTATATCTGACGCTAGGTGCGGTCATTTAGACACAGTAATTAGGACTATGGCCCATGAGATGATTCATGCTAGTCGGTGGGATACAAGCACCCAAGCATGGACTAAGCACGACAAAACCTTTAGGAATAGGGCTAAAGCTGTAGCTACAGAATTAGGCTTTGACCCGTTGGAGCTTTGACTCCACTATACCTAGTAAGGTATCGAACTCAATTTGGTGGTATCTCTCGAAAGCCTTTGCTCCGAGTCCATGCACACCTGTAGCACCTCTGTGATGCTCGGTACATAAGGGGAGTATTGGTGCTTCTGACCGCTTTCCACCGAATCGTCTGACATGGTGAAGCTCTGCGGGGGTGTCATGGTAGCCCATGTGGTAGCATAAGACGCAACCAAGTCTTGCAATATCGTCATGGCGTTTTTTATCCTTTTTGTTCATTAGCGTAGTCGTACCACATTAGATAGAAAGCCTTAAATTCGTCAACCCCGTTGCCTAGTTTAGTGCATCCAAAAGGTTGGACTTGCCAAAAGTTTTCTATAACTAATTGGTCATCTGTGTTGCCTTGCACAATAACGACTGTAAAGTTAGGCGTTTTAGCAAAGGCTTGCAATAGGCGTTTTTGACCCTCGCTAACCTTTTCATTGGGGCGTTTCCACTCCATCACCAAAAACTTACCATTACGCTCTGCAATCCCATCTATGTTACTAGGGCAAAAGTTTTGGTTAGTTGGTATTAAGCCTTTGAACGCACCATAGTCTATATGGGTGGCGTAGGCATTACGCATTATCTTATTGAATGTTTGCATCTTTTTGCAGTACATCCTCTAGTTCTTGGGCATAGTCGGTTATATCGCAACTAAGCAAATATGCTTCGGTATGGTCATTTTTAAGTTTAAGTTCATGCACCCGTTTAATGGTGCGAGTTAAATCTAGGAATACTTCTGCAAATCCTCTCATCGGGTCAACCTTTCTATATTTCTGTCATTAGCTTGTTGGGTACGCCATGCTTCAAAACGCATTTTGGCAGCTTCTAATTGCCATCTCAGGGCTTCTTTTTGCTCTACCGCTACCCCTATGGCTTTGCATAAGTCTTGGTATTCAGGACTGCGATAGGCTTCCCGTTCCTGTGCACCTAGCGACTGTTCTTCGGTTTGCGACATCTTGATGGCTTTAAGACTGTGCCTAAAGTTCTCAAGTTGAGCCAGTTCACCTGACGCTTTAGCGTATTGCGGTGCTGTTTTAAATATAAAGTCTATTGCTTCGTGTGGGTCATATTCTTTCATTTTTCACCTATGTATTCGTGGCAATAACAAATCCTGTCGGAATGTTTTTCCATTAAAGTTTTTGAATAAAAAGTATTTTCTTTATTTTTGATGGATTTTTTATATTGTCTAGCTCTGTTTTCCATATTGTGCGTAGTAGGTCTCCAAGATTTTTTGCTATTTCTATACTCACCAAGCCTGACATGGGCAGTTTTAGAAAAATATCTCCATCCATTTTTAATAAAGATTTCACCAATAGCATCACTTATTCTGACCCCTAAACCAAGCCCTTGAAAGTCAGGCAATATAACAGTTCTGTGGCCTTTCCAAGCATTTTTTAAACTTCCGCTTGGAAGAGTGATAACTGCGGTAAATCCAACAAGCGTTCCTTCCCAAACTGCGAACCAACATCGTGAACTTTTATTGATGTCTGATGACAAATAGTGATGGTTGCGAAAAATTGACCATGCTTCGGTTGCACAAGGTATGATTTCCAATTCAATCGTTGGTCGCCTAACCGACCCCCTTCCGACAGTCAGTCGGTTTGTGGCGGTGTCATATACCCAATCAGGTTGTAGCCATTCAATAATATCGTAATGGCAAGTAGCCAAAATAATGTTTTGTAGGTTGCTTTTGTCAACATATCTACGCAATGCGTAAGAGCATGATTTAGCCACATTTCTATCTACAACGGATGTAAATTCATCAATTACAGCGTTGTTTTCAAGTCGCATAGCTAAGTCTGCTCTAAACTTCTCACCAGTAGATAGCACATGGTAAGGTCGCATCCAAGATGGAACTGTATTAAAACCAACTGCACTTAGTTTTTCTTGAGCTTCATTTGCAGATTGAAAATGTGAACAAATTGCTTTGTTTTCAGTCCAATTAATTGTTTTTTCTTTACCAAACTGTTCAAGCAAAGATGATTTACCACTACCGCTTGGGCCTACAATTAAACCAATACCAAATTCTTTTGGCAAATTAGGTATTTTGGGCACTTCAAATTGAGAATTGCCATCAAATTTGTAATCAAATGACTGACTAAGCTCATCCGTTATTGCGTCTGTTTCTATTTGAATTGTTTTTATAACCATGTGTTCCATTCCCCCTTATTACCTTTTTTCCATTGGTCTGCAAAGCCTATTAGTAAATTACTATCAATTTGGTATTTTGATAGGTATTCTCTAAACTTTGCTAACCCCCATTGACTACGCCACTTGCATAACTGTCGTACTGCACATTGGTATTGGTGTTCAATCAATCTCCATACCCATTCGCATCATACATTTCTTCTTTAAAGTATCGTAGCTGTCATACCCGTTACCTAGTATTCCTAGTTCACGAGCTTTGTTTTCAATACCTTGTTGGCTAAACATCCAAGACCTGTCCACCTTTTCTTTAACTGGGGTCATGTCTAAAACATCTTCCCATCGTGCAGCGTTTAACCAACTAGCAGGGTACGGAATATAGTCTATTTCGGTGCGTTTAAGTTGCCAATGTCTAAGGTGTTTAGGCAAGGCTTCTAGGGCTTCACGCTTTTCAAGGTCAGTCAATCGTTTCCAAGCAATCTCAGCTTTTTTCTTTGCGACCTTTTTGGGCCAATTCATCCAAAACTTTTCAAAATCCACACATCCCCCTATTTTGTTGCAAGTATATAAAGTCCAACATTACTAAAAGCATAACCGCTATATACAACCGCCATAGGCAAATTGCCTTTAAAACCTTGCTCTACAGCTATGTATCCGTAAATCACACCTGTAACGATTATTAGCCAAGAACTCAAAATGGTGCATCCTCAAATTTAGGTTTATCAGCTTTTACAAACTGGTAAGTCCAATCGGTATAAGTTTTAATTAAATGCTCGGCTTCATGCTTAGTCTTTACTGTACGCATTAATTCACCATGTTCATCATAGATTTTGTAATGGCTATAAGCGTTTATGCGGTCATCGGTAGTAAATGTAGTCATAATCCCCCCGTAAAGCCTGTAGGTTAAGTTTACTTAATTATAAGGTATATAGGGATAAACCCTAATGTTACTTAATGTCGGTATATATAATTTATATATAACTTTTTGCAAGCTTTTTTCCCATAGAACGACCAACGCCACAAGTGGCGATACTGTCAAGAGATGTATCGAGTAACGACTCTACCCAAGCTGGCTTGACCCAGTATCTTGGCGGCTATCGCAGGTGTCGACCCTCGCTCCGATGCTGAATCTCCATCGGCCTCTAGCCCATCCCCGACTTTTTCTAACACCCTGTCGTTTCGGGTGGCAGAAATAGAAAAACCCCTTTAGGTTGTTCTAAGTCGACACCGCTTAATAAATGACTCGAAAACATTTACTAAACGCTCAGAACAACCCAAAAGGGTCTTATGGCTTCGAGTTAAATACTAAACAGGTGTCTAATCTGCCCCTACAGTATACAACAAAATCAACGCAACTCAGGCCATATCAACTGGTATGAGTCAGGAAATAAGTCTTTACGGCTTACCAATCCTTTGGATTCCTGTTCTAGCAACGCCCCCAAATACACCATTTTATCGGCTGGAATACCTGAGTTTTTCCACATGGACACCGCAGGTACGCTAATTTTGCAGATTTTGGCTATTTTGGTAGGCCCACCCAGTAACTCGATAATTTGGCTATCGGTAAATACGCTCTTTTTTTTCATAAATAAACAACCATTTTTTCTTTTTTCCATGTTTTATGGCATCGACCTTTTTGGGCTTTATCTTGGTTATTGTCCTTAGCTGTGCCTAAAAACAAATGGTCAGGATTTACACAAAAAGGATTGTCGCATTTATGCAAAACCCATAACTTATTTGGTATTTCGCCCCTAAACAATGTCCAACTAACCCTGTGGGCTGGTTTTCCTTTATAGCTGCCGTACTTTTCTTTAGAACACCTGTACATTGTGCGGTTGTAGGCTTTGTGCCAAATCCAGCAATCAAAAAATGGTATTCGTTCTATTTTGTTTAGAAAGTCTTGTATTACATTGCTCATTCAATTATCTTAACACTAAATTGTGTGCATTAACCAACACTTATCAAATAGTTTGCACTTTTTTTTAATTTGGCTTAATATTGTGGTACAGCATAAGCTGTTTACTTTTGGAGATGATTATGGATGACTTACAGCAATTACATAACGAAATGATGGCAGACCAAGAACGCCTTGAGATAGCTTTAGATAAGGCAGAGGATGGTGATATGTTGACTTTGGCAGAAATTGACCTAATCAGGTTTCATTGTGGCTTACCCAATAAGCGTAGGATTAGCCCCATTTTGGGTACGATTTTTGACGATTTTTCTAATATTTTTGGGGGGAAACAATGATTGTGACAGGCACAACTACAGAAAAGAAAGAGTTTAAGGTAGCACCAGTAGGGTCGCACCTAGCTCGTTTATACCGAATTATTGACTTAGGTACACAGAAATCTGAGTACATGGGTCAAGTCAAGATGCTACGCAAAGTGAAGTTTTTTTGGGAGCTTCATGGCGATGATTTAAAGATTGAGGGCAAACCCCTTATCCAAACACGCAACTACACGCTGTCGCTAGGCGATAAGGCTTCGTTACGGAAGGACTTGGAATCTTGGCGTGGCAAATCATTTACCGATGATGAGTTGCGTGGCTTTGACTTACGCAATTTGTTAGATAAATGGTGCATGGTTACTGTTCAGCATAGAACCGCCAATAACGGCAATACCTACGCTGATGCGGTGGCTATTACCCCAGTTCCCGCAATCGTACAGAAAGCAGGTATGCCACAGGGCGTAAACCCTTGCGTATTGTTTGACTTGCAGAAGTTTGACCAAGAAGTATTTGACAGCTTATCGCAAGGTCTAAAAGACCAAATCATGCTGTCAGCCGAGTACCGCAATACTTTTAATAAACCTGATGTAAATAAGCAGTTGCAAGACGCAGTAATAGAAGACGACATCCCGTTTTGATATGAAAACTTGTTTTAAATGCCATCAACAAAAGCCTTTTGAGGGGTTTTATAAACACTCTCAAATGGCTGATGGTTATTTAAATAAATGTAAAGAATGTACAAAAAAAGATGTTTTTCAACGCAGGCATGGTGAAAATCGAGATGCCATATTGGAATACGATAGGCAACGAGGTAAAAACCCACATCGTCAAGAAGCTAATCGTTTAAGAAATGATGTATATAGAAAAATTTTTAAAGAAAGAAAAAATGCAAATAACAAAGTTAAAAGAGCTGTATTAAAGGGCTTGATACAGCGTATGCCTTGCTGGTGTTGTGGGGAAAAGGCTGAAGCACATCATCCTGACTATTCAAGACCACTTGATGTAGTTTGGTTATGTTCTTCACATCACAAACAGGCCCATGCTATATCAAAGGAGTAATACTATGAACCACATGATTAAAGACTTTATTGACCAAAAATATACAGTCAAGACCTTTCAAGAACGGGGCTACGATGAAGAAGTACCCATCATCGGGTTTGCCCAAGATGACTTGGAAACTGTCATTAAGACTGTGGTTCAGGCTTGTGCCGACAGGGTTAAAAACTCAGACGATAGAACGGCTGTGCTACAGTTAATGTAATGTTTAACAGGGGGAATTATGTTAGTGAAAGAGAATACAAGTGAGAGCGGTCATTGGTACTTACCCGATGGCAGTCCAGCCTATCGCATCGTTGGCAAGAACGGGAAAGAAAGAAACTCAACTGTCAAAGACGCAAGAGAACATGGCCTACTGCCCTCAGTTACCACAATTATTGGTTGTGCGTCAAAACCCGCATTGGATGTATGGAAACAACAACAAGCCATATTGTCCGCTCTTACATTACCTCGCTTAGAGGGTGAATCGGAAGAAGATTGGCTAAGTCGGGTCGTTGCTGATAGCAAGGAAACTGCCAAACAAGCTGCGGAACGAGGAACGCAGATACATGGGGTCATAGAAGCCTTCTACGAGGGTATTTACATACCTGAGCTACCACCATATGTCCGAGCCGTAGAAAACGCCATAAACGAGCATTTTGGCTCACAGCTATGGATTTCTGAAAAGTCCTTTGCTTATGGTGGGTTTGGCGGTAAATGCGACCTAGTTGCCAAGTCAGGCTTTGTGGTTGACTTTAAAACAACAGAAAAAGACCTAGACAAACTTGATTACTTTTTTGACCACCAAATGCAGTTATCAGCCTACCGACAAGGGTTTGAGATGCCCAAAGCTCGGTGTGCCATTGTTTATGTCAACGCCCTACAAAATAAAGCTAAACTAGTAGAGATACCTGAAGATGACCTGAGAATTGGGTGGGAATGTTTTACCCATTTATTAGCGTTTTATAGGGCAAAAAACAAACTATAATGATTACGGGGTGGCGGCAATCCCCCTGCCACAATCTCCTTCACACAGAGGGCCACCCCACCTTTACAGGGCGTTAAGCCGACCCAAGAGGATGTGGCAAGTAACGAATTTTGCGGCTTTCAGCGTTACATGAAACAGCTACCAAATCTTGCCCTGTCTTTTTACTGTATATCCATACATTAGGGTTTGTCCCTAGTAAATAATTCTTGCACACAATGTTAAGTTAGCTTAATATTTAACCATCAACACAGGGGGAATCAAATGAAAACAGTAAAAAAAGCAGTTTTAACAAAAGCATACGCAATTGGTAGCACAGCAAACGATAATGTTTGCTATCGCACATCAGCTTACTGGCCTATTGGCACAGTTGTAGAAGTTGTGTCAAGCGGCAGGGGTAAAGGTAGTATTGTTAAATTGCCAACAAATCAGTATGACCCATTTTTTTCTACAACAGCTAGAAAAAATCAAATTTCAATTAAATTTATTTAAAGGGGAAAA